GTTCTCCGGGAATCATGATTGGCAGATTGTTTACACGTACTGAAGCAACACCGCCTGTGGCTTCACCTGTACCATCATTCTTGTCACCTTTGCGCTGTACTGCTGGCATATTATCCTAGTATAAGTTTCTTTTCTGGTACTTTGATACCAGTTGTTGCTTCTAGGTATTTCATTTTGACTGAGTCATCAGTCTTGGATACCAAAGAAACGCTGTTAGTATTTAATCGAATTTCTTCCTTGGGATCAGCGGTAAACAAGCTGGGCACAAGTCCCATGCCCTGTGGGCCAGGAGCAATGCTGACTGGTTCTTCCACAGTGATCCAATCGCCGCCTGACATTTTTACTTTGGCAACCATTTCTTCGCCTGAGTTCATTTTGAATGTGTATACTTGATTGTGTTCGAGTGCTATTTGCATTATGCTAGTTTCTTTCTAAGTTCAGTAAATCCGCCCACATGTTCTTCATCCAAGAAGATTTGTGGTAATGTGCGAGCTGTTGGCACAGCTTCTAGTAGTTGTTCTTTGGTCCAGTCCTTGGACACATTGCGTTCTTCGTATTCAATACCTTTGCTCTCTAGCAAACTCTTGGCTTGAACACAGTAGGGACATTGGTCCTTGGACCATACTATGGCTTTCATTTAGTTTCCTTCTTTTGATTTATCGTAAGTTTTTGCAAATATATCTGTTTTGACAACACCGTAGTCACCGGGTCCATGTTTTACAATGTAATCATTGCCTTTGGTGTATTCCAAATTGCCCCATGACGCTCGTACAACACCGTCATGATCCGCAAGCTTTGCAACTTTCATGATTTTCTTAGGTGTAGCTGTGCCATCGCCATTGTCGTCGTAATAGGCGGAGAACTTGATGGGACTCACAGGATACCGTTCGCCTTTTGGACCAGTGATAATCTTGTGTCCCACTGTGTAAGCCACGGGACCTTCCAGTGTGTCTACTGTGCCATTGTCTGTGGCAGTTTCGTAACTGATAGGTGTTGGGTGTTTGTAGGTAGCAAAGCTGCCTTGATCAAACCATTGGTCATTCACTTGCATAAAAATCTCCTTGTTCCTTGACGTATTTTCTCACGCCTAATTGATTGTTGGTAAACAACAATTCAAAGTCTTCAGAGAACAATCCCTGAAACGAATCAATTGCTGTCTTTGGACTAGGTGGTATCATTCCATCTGTCAACGGAAAGTAGTCATCGAATACCATAATGCCTCCGTCTTTGAGCAACTTCCAACTCATTACTGCGTCGGTTATAACTTCATGATTGTGATGGGCACCATCAATATATATAAAGTCAAATTGCCTGCGTTGAGAAATAAGTCTAGCTAGTGCCACATAACTATAGTCAGTCATTATCTTGTAGCTCTGCATGTTTGAGACGGCTTTAGAAATGTTTTGTTCAAACAACGCTTTGGTCGGCAAATTATTGAATGGATCTATACAACACAGTTGCCCCGTTGGGCTCAACATGTTCTCCATGATCCAGCAAGCAGATCGACCTTCGTGATTGCCAATTTCTATAGCATGCTCAATCGGACCAAGTATACTCTTGCACAGCTCTAAGTTGGGTATCAAATAGGTAAAATGGTCATCATTGAATTCAAATGTCATAGATTCGGTAATTCGTCGTAGTCTAGTGTATCACTCATGACACCGATCACGTAGTTGGTACTTTCGTTTTCTTGCAAGGCTGTTTGCTTTTTGCTGGTATCCACGTGCTTGTTGAACCATGGGATAGGTGTTGAACGGGGTGCTGACTCAAGATACTTGATGCCAATTTCGTGCAGGGCGTTCTTGGCAGTGTAGTCCACAAAGTCGATCAAGATGTTGGCATTGAGTCCAATCACAGGCCCGTGCTTGAACAGGTACTTGGCCCAGTCCTTTTCTTCACGGATGACATCTAGATACATTTGGTAAACTTCGTCTTCGCAACGAACCTTGGCAGCGGCAAATCGCGGGTCTTCTTTGACCACTTGATTGATGATCCAACCAGTCCATTCCTTGTGCATGATTTCATCTTGCAGGATCAAGCTGATGATGTTGCCATTGCCAATAAAGATACGGTTCTCTACCATGGCCAGGCTGGTGGCAAAGCTGACCATGAAGCGGAATGCTTCTAATGCGTAACTGGCGTTGAGTGCCAGCCAGATTGCGTCAATATGTGACTCTTCTGGACAATTATTTGGATCGTCATCTGTTTCTTTGATGCAGTTTAATTTATGTAAATCATCATAGTACCGGCCCACACTTGACGCCATGTCCACAATTTCTTGTGTGTCGTGGATGGTGTTGAACACATCCTTGGGCACGTTGTAGATGTTGCGAATAATGTGACTGTAACTGCGGCTGTGAATGTTGGTTTCAAAGAAGCTCCAGTTGTACATAACCGCTTCTAGTTCAGGGATTGAACACACTGGTGTAAAAATCTGGCTGGGGCCGCGACCCTGCAAGCTGTCCAGTGCTGTTTGTCGCAACAGGTTTGAAGTAAAGATGTGTTTCACAGTGTCGCTAGCATCTTTGAAGTCTTGACTGTCCTTGGTCAAGCTAACTTCTTCGGGTACCCAGAAAAAGCCGCGGGCCTCTTGTTCAAACTTGGCCAGTTTGTTGTACTTGACTTCTTCAAATCGTTGAATGGTAACAGGACCAGCAGGGTCCAGGAACATCTTGCGATTTAGATAGTCTGTTTTTGTTTTTAAATTGTATTGGTGTTTGCTCATTTGTAGTTCCCTGATGCAAGTACTATCTTGCAAATATGTTCTAGTCTTTCAATATGCTCGTAAGCACGCCACGGGCTGGTGTCTATGGCCACAACGCCGTGACCTTTGATTCCTACTATGTCATAAGCAACATTGCCGTCATTGTCTAATTGTAACATCTTATGACACTGGTCTGCAAGCTCTTGACTGATAGGAGGTACGTCTCCCACATTGGGTGCTACCCTTGTGTATCGGTTCAGTTCGGGAAATGCATTGCTAATTGTGCTGAGATCAATTCCAGCATGCATGGCAGCAATACAATAGGTAGGATGCACATGAACTACTACCCGAACATCATCTTTGTGTTGTCCCATTTCTCGTTGTAATCCAAAATGCAATGGGATCTCACCGCTGGGCTTTAGGTTTGCACTGATATCAGAATAAGGCAAGTCTCTCCAACTGTAGTTGAAGGCCGCTGATCCATAACCGCTGTGAATGTTTTTGTCAATGCTGATCTTTTTGAACTGATCAGGTTGCAGTGTTTGCTTGCGCACACCACTGGGTGTGATGTAAAAGTGATCACGGTCGTGGTGACGAATACTCACATTTCCATCTCGGCTGGTGATCCAGTTTCGTTTGTATGCGTCTACCATGATGTCGCAGATTGTTTCTAGCATTATTTTTTACCAATGTCTTATAACACCTGCTACAATAAACATGTTTGTGATCACATAACACGCTATTATGGCAGTTCTTATCCAGGTCACAAGATCGGCTTCGCGATCGTCGTTACTGGCCTTTTCTCCTATTGCTTTTGCCCACAGTCTCCACATGTCACAACTTGCAACTTTCGCAGTCTTCTTGGTCGTCAAAATCTATTGCTTCCAAAACAGTTGGTGCCACTTCGTCTACCTGTTTGCTGCCTTGCTTGTTGATCAAGCTGTAGTAGAATGTCTTGAGACCCCAGTAGTGAGCCTGCATCAAGTTCTTGGCAATCAGGGTAGTAGGCACTTTGCGACCTTCAAAGTGTGCAGGATTGTAGAAAGTGTTAGTACTGATACTCTGATCAACGTAAGCAGCCAACACCGCAGCAGTTTTTAGATAGCCGTCGCAGTCCTTTTGTGCCCACATCAGCTGATACTTGTTTTTCAACTTGTGATACTCAGGCACCACCTGTGTAAGGCTACCTGCCTTGCTTTCTTTTACACTGATCAAGCTCATGGGCATTTCAATGCCGTTGGTGGAGTTGATTACAACACTGCTAGACTCTACAGGAGCAATGGCCATTGAGGTAGCATTGCGAACTCCATGTCCGCGCATTTGAGCACGTAGACCTTCCCAGTTCAATTCAGGAGCAAAGTTAGTGAGTTCGTCAACACCTTTGGCACGTAGTTCCCACGGAAACACACCTTTGCCGTAACGAGTTTGGTCTGAACCTAAGCAACGACCACGTTCCTTGGCCAATTCCACACTCATCTCTGTGAGGTAGTAGGCTTGATGTTCCATCCATGACTTGACTTCAGCCAGCGCATCTTTGTCGCCGTATTGCAAGCCACGCTTGGCATGCCAGTAAGCCAGGTTGGTAATGCCGATACCCAAAGGACGAATCTCGTCATTGCTGAGCTTGCTTTGAATACTTAAAAAGTCCTGGTAATCAAGGATGTTATTGAGAGACCTGTGCAAAATACGACAAGCACGGCGCATATCTTCAGGATTGCGGAAAGCTCCCCAGTTGATTGAACCGAGAGTACATAGCGCAATACGACCATCAGCGTCATCCAAACGCTTAAAAGACTTAGTAGGGAGAAGAATTTCACAGCAGAGATTACTTTGATAAATGGTGTGATACTCAGGGTCAAACGGACCCTGGTTCATTACGTTGTCAATGAACACTAGATAGATACGTCCAGTGTCGGTTCGTTCTTTCAATATGCCCGACTTGAATACTTCTTCTGCGCTCATGACTTTTTTTCTTAGATCTGAACGCGATTCGTATTCAACATAAAGCTCTTCGAACCGTTGTGTGTTTTGATAGAACGCTTCATATAAGTCAGGTACTTGGTTAGGATCAAAGAATGTTATGTTTTCTTTGTTTTTAAATCGTCTCCAGAAGAAGGCACTAAGCACAACCCCATAATCCATATGACGGACTCGGGTTTCTTCTGTTCCTTGGTTGTTCTTAAGTACAATAAGATCATCAAACTGATGATGCCAGATAGGATAAAATACAGTAGCACTTGCATTACGGATACCTCCCTGTGAGCATGAGCGCAAATCACCAAACCATTTCTTCAAGAAAGGAACCATGCCGGTGTGCATGATTTCGCCGCCGCGGATGGGTGATCCTAATGGACGTAGACGTCCGATCTCCAAGCCGATACCAGCTCGCTTGCTGGCATACTTGGCCATCATCTCGCCACTAGCAAAAATGCTATCGAGATCATCGTCACTGCGGATAAGAACGCAAGAGCTAAACTGCTTAGTAGGAGTGCCCAGTCCAGCAAGGACAGGCGTTGCAAGAGTAAAGAGACCGTCTGATGCCGCGTTGTAGTATTCTTTGATATAGCGCATGCGAGCCGAATTAGGTTCTTCTTTGTGGAATACCGTTGCTGCTGCCACCATGTAGCGAACCTGGGGTGTTTCATACAGTTCCTTTGTACTACGATTCTTGACCAGATATTTTTCAATCAGTTGCTCAATGGCGGCATAACTGTACTGTTCATCTTTGACATGATCTATCATGTCATTCATACGGTTCCAATCAGCCTCATCGTACCATTCTAAAAGTTCGGGAGTGTACAGGCCTGTGGCCACGTTCTTCTTCACGATATCATACAGGTGAGGAGGCTCGTAGCTGCCGTAAACGTCTTTGCGCAACATGCTGAGACGCTGTTTACCTGCTACGTATTGATAGTTGGTGTGCCCCACATCAGGATTTGATTCTACGTCAATAAGATCCACAATGGCTCGCAAAGTGATCTCATCAATTTCTTTGGTGGTAATACCATCGTAAAAATGTAACTGAGCTTTGATTTCTACCATGCTTTGACTTACGTCAGCAATACCAGAACATATTTTGGCAATCTGTGTCTGCCACTTTTCCAAGGCCAAGGGTTCACGCTGGCCACTGCGTTTAACGACGGTGATAATTTTCATTCTGTGCTTACTTAATTTGTTGTTTTATTTGAGACTGGGTAATACTGTGCCGGGTTTTTTTGGGGCTCAGGCTGATATTTACGACAGTGTCTCGGTCCCAATTCAATATATATTTTTCTTGACTGATCAGGACTAAATTGTCTCCGTCCACCTCTACAAGCACCGCATCCTGCAGATCTTTGCGGTCCAGCATAGCTATAGTATACATGATTCCCAGGCCTCTTGCAAGACTACAATACAAGTTGTCGTCCAGTAGTTGCCATGGATCGGGCCAATTTGATTGGTCATCCCAGTGTAAGTGATATGGCGTCCATGGTGCGTCAAACCACCAGGAGTTGATGGTCGATAGTGCAGATTCTGTGTCCAGTGTTTCACACTGGCGACGAAGTGTCGACCAGCTAGCTAGTCGTTCAGCAAAAGTTTTAGGCCACATTTATGCTAAGTGCGCAATTGAGTAAGTGATAGTCCCGGCTGCGCCAGTTGATGTAGTAGCATAAGCCACTGTAATGTTTCCGCCTGCACTGGCTTCAGTAGCAGTGAGAGTTACTCCAGTGCTGGTATTTTCCACATAGTCGTCTGTGTAAGTAAATCCACTGACAGTACCATTGACTACCAGCATTGAGCCAGTTCTAAATGATGTGCCACGAGCAATAGTATAATCCACTCTAAATGCTTTGATAGTGGCTGTGGTCACCACAAACAGTGTTCCTGAATTGTTGTCGGCTAACACAGAATCAATACCAGCAGTGCGCTGATAGTTGCCCAGATTCATCTGGTTGGCCACTGTGGTGTTGCTGACACCGTCGATGGTGTATGCAATGCCACGAATGTTCATGCCCAGAGCAATACTATTGGTTCTGGTTAAATTGATTCTGGGATAGGTAGCACTCTGGGTAGTAGTGCGCTCAAACATGTCGCCAATGCTGACGTTGTTGTTGCCGTCAATGTCAATGATGGAATACCCAGCTGAAGCCAAGATTGAATTTCCCACATTGTAAAACGTGTTGTAGGCCGTGGCGTTGAGAGAGGTACCATCAAACACAATGCCCTGTGCATAGACGTTGTCAAAAGTATTTTGCACAAATCGTACACCAGTGGGATTGGTGGTTAACACTGCACCTTGATGCAGTGTGTCAAAATAACTGTTGCTGACTGTAACACCCTTGACCACTTGATCAGTCTCGAATGCATACACAGCATTGGAGAACTTGCAGTTGTCAAACTTGATTTGAGTGCAAGGACTTGACCCTGTGCTGGCAAATTTTACACAGCTGAGATCATCTGTGCTGACGTCAATGTCGTTGACTGTGAGTGGGCCAACAAAGTTGACGTTTTGATAAGTGATCTGTTCAGCGTTTTCCGTAAGGCTAATGCTGTGCGGAACAGGAGGAATAACTCCCATGTCGCCTACGTTAAAAGTTTGAATACTCATGTTGGTCACTTCAACGTTGCGAGGCGCGATGCCGCCGTTGGTACCAATACTACCGCCTACTTGTTGCAAGCTGTCCGAAGTACGTATCACATATTCGGGCAAGGTTTCTGATTGCCAATACACTGGGTTGTCAATGCTGACACCTACTGGTACTTCGCCTAGAGATCTGTAATAGTCTCCGCTGTACTTGACCAACACACCAGACTGATAGGCAATGTTTCCCACAGTGCCTGACCCACTGAAAGTGTCTACTTTGAACTGTATTATGCTAGACTCACTGCCTTCGCCGTACAGCAGTGCATATGGAGGAATCAACAAAGTGCCTGTGACCAAATACACGCCTGCTGGGAAAAACAAGCTTCGTCGAATCTGAGGGTTTACTTCGCGACAGTAGATCTGAAACAGTGCACGATTGATAGCGGCAGTGTCGTCTGTGACGCCATCACCTACTGCACCAAAGTTAGTAACCACAGCATAGCTATCCAGTCTGTTTTGCAGACTTTGTGTAACTGGGCTACCAGATGTTGCACCAGTCTGTACCACATAGCCGCCAGCATTACCTTCGTATGTGTAGGCAGTACTGTAGGCCAACAAGTCACTAAACTCTGTGAGAATTTCTGTGTTTCCCACCACAGGAGCGCCGTCAACCAGTTCGCCGTTACCAATGTACAGCCTGCGTTGGTCAACTGCCCAGCCAAGTTCAGCACCTGCTAACGGTTGCGGAAGATCTTGCTCAAGTCCCTTGCGTTGGGTAATTCTAGATATTTGTAAAATGGCCACAGTGTAATCCTCAATTGATTACATATTTAGCATGTAGTACTGCTCAACTCGGTGCCACCAAAGACTGCGATACTTTTCAAACTCTGCGCCTTCTAACACAAATTCTTGATATTGTGGGGGTTTAATGATGTTGAACTGTTCGTCTACATCTGGTTTGACGCACATCAGAATAACACCCTTGCGAATACGTGTGCCATGCAATTCGTTGTGTGCTTCAGCATAAGCACACAGTTGCAGGAAATAGTCTTCGATGTACTCGCGTTTCTTGGGCTTGTTGCTTTGTTTGTAGTCCAAGATGGCTTCTTGATTCAAGTGAATGCCGGCGCCGTCTGTGGTACCTGCGTATACTGCAGGAAAATACAGCGGAACTTCAATGCCCCAGAATTCGTTGACGTTTTTGAGACCTTGATCCACAACCACATGAGCCATAGCATGACTGGCCCATGAATAAGGATTGCTCGTGCGTTCTTTGATCTCACCATGCTTGACATAGTCTTCAAGGTAAGTGTGCATTCTAGTGCCACGATTGGCAGCTTCTGTAGTAATCTGTTGTGCTTTTTGCTCGCCAACTGCTTTGCGCCAATTGGCCAAGGCAATACGACTTTCTGCAGGCTTGGTTTTGTCTAGTATGGTAGTAACGCTGGGTAGTTTGTTGCCATCGGGAGTGGCATAAAATCTTTTGCCATTGACCTCCACACGAGGAATGGGCTTGTATTCAAATTTTGGATTGTACATTATTTAAAGATCATTACTTGTTCTAAAGTGGATGCTGTGTTGATATCGTGTTGTATTGTTCTGAACTTTTGTTGGTCTTCAGTGCTTAGTATATTGTACAGTCTTTGATTGAATATTGCAATGCTCAAATTAGTCTTTTGATCAAAATATGCTGTGTGGCGCAAAAACTTTTCCCACAATTCAGTCTGAGGTTGGTTGTTTTCCAGTTCAGCTATGGTGATATTTAAAAAGTTATACACTGCGGCCATCTGACGGGGATACATATCAAAAATAGGATGCAACAGGCATTTTCTTAAAGATTCTGCCAGCTGTGGTCTGTATGGTGCAGGCAGTGCTTGCACATCCAAATGATTGGTTTGCATAGTTAAATTGGCCACAAAGTTGTGAAACACAATACCATGTCGATTATACCATTGGTACCAGTACTCTAACCAGTCATCGATGTAAAAAATATTGTTGAGACTAAACACAGGACTTACTGCACACTTCCATCTGGGTACACGTATTTTACGGCCGTTTCGCACAGTCAAAACAGACTGGTAGTTAATCAATTGTTCAAGATTGGATTCAATTTTTGAAAATCTTGCTGGCCAACGCACATACTGATAGTTTTCGCCTACACTGTCTATGCTGAGATTTATATCCACGCTAGCAAACTGCATCAACAAATTCATGAGTTCATCACTGGGATTTACAGTCATTGCAGTGGTCAGTCGTATATTGACATGGGGAGCAACGCCTTGGACAACCATCCACTCCAGCAGTTTGGTCATGCCAGGTTGCATCAGTGTTTCGCCTCCAATGAAATGCACAAAAAAATATTCTGCTTTTTGCATCAGTACAGGAATACGAGTTGTGATGAATTCCCAATGATCTTCATGGTCACTGATGTCAACTTCGTACAATTTGTCTGTGTCTGCCTTTACAATCTTGGCAAATGTACTGCTCTCAGATGCGCTACAACTGCGGCAGGCAAGACTGCACAAGTTGCTGAATTTTATTCGGAACTCAAATTCTCCAATGCTTTGGTCTGTTACAAACGCATCAAATCGATCTTGCGGTAACTCAGCAAATGCTCTTAAACGTTCGCTTTGGCCACCATTGT